AATTAGCATTACAGACCAATCTTTTCAGATTTATACAATTAGATAAATCTGGTAAACTTTGAAGCTCATTGCCATAACATTCTAATTCTTCCAAATAAATCAAACCAGATAGGTTTGGTAAACTTAATAAATTTTTATTATTACAAACTAATTTTTTTAGATAAACATATCTGGTTATTTTAGATAAATCTTTTGATCCATCGTAAATATAATCAGATAAATTAATTTCTGTTGTATCAATTGGTAAATTGATAAGAAACTGGGACATTTTAAAAATTGATTGAGAAATATGAATGGATTTTGCAATTGGAAATATTGATATTGATTTATAAGGTTTCAATTTTTTTATTTTATTTTATATTTTCTAATATAATTTTCTAATGTGTAAAATATATTAGAAAACTAAAATTTTGGATATGCTAAATAATAAAGAACAAATAAATAAGATAATATTCCTAAAATTATGGATAATAACCATACAGGTAATATTGTTTTATTTTTATATCCAATACCGAATTCTCTTATAGAACCATCATTATTATATAGAAAAGCTGGTTTAATCATTTGAATAATTCCAAAAACAATAATAAATATTATAATGGATACTAAAGTTGTATTGTTTCTTGCTAATGTTCTTAACATATATATTATTAACTTTAAAAAATTTATATAAAACCTATTTTGTAAATATGGAAAAAATAAAGTATTTGAAAACTACTTAAAGATATTTAACCAAATAACTTGATTTTGCAATATAATTACTCATCTAATAACATTAATGCCATTGCAGCATAGTTATGTAAATCTATCAAGGTGTCCCTAATACTTTCGTCATTTATTAAATTTACTCCATTTTTTGTTATAGACATGTATCTTTGAAGTTTATCTTCTATTCTCATTAAAACGCCAATAACACCATATTTTGCAAATGCATCTCCATAGTCTATATTTTTTTTGGTAAATAACTCCAATGCCTCTGCTTGAATTACTTTCATCTGTTCCACTCTGTTCATTTCAATAAATAATATTACAAAATGTATTTATATTATTTATTTATATTACTTATTTATATTACTTATTTATATTACTTACTTATATTACTTATTTATATTACTTATTTATATTACTTATTTATATTACTTATTTACACGTTAAATTAATCATAATCTATTTCATCATTCATCTCTTCGCCCCAAGGATCTCCATCATCATAATCATCATTTGGATTCATATCCATAGCTATATCACGTTCTATTTCCATCGCATTTTCCATTTCAACCATTGCATCTTCTATTTCCATATCTTCATCTCTATCTAATCTATTCTGTCTTCTTAATTTATTTTGTATTTCTGCCACTTTTTCTGCAACCATTTTATCGTGATCATAATTATCAGGATCGTATTCTTTTATTCCCTTTGATATACCAATACTATATATTGGACCTAATTTATATTTTTTCAAAATTGTATCTACACCTCTTTCTTCATCATCCATGTCTTTCAATCTATCTGTAAATGCATATTTTTCTGCTTCTTTTAATTTAAATACTCTATCCTCTATATCTTCAAAAGAAATATCTAAAGTTGATTTACATGACATCATTATATTTAAGTAAGAAACTAACAACTTAGCTATATTTTCCTTCAATTTACTAACATCTCCTTGTATATATTCTTGCTCTGTTTCTGTAAAACGCATTTGTTGTTCTATTAAAAAGTCTGTACTAAATAATTCTGATTCATCTTTCTCTGGTACAACTAACATTCTAGTAACCATTGCTGGATCTTTTGTTAAACTAATATATTCACTTAATATACTCAAAAAATAATATTCAAATAATAATGTTGATGTACGTTTATCAAATACCGAATACATTTCTTTTTCACCTATTTTAATATTTGTTAGTGCAGGTGTTACATTTGATAATAAAATAATACTTTTACATTTATTTTGTATCTCATGCAAAACATTACTAATAGTGTTGTTTCCATAAAACTTGTCCAATGGTTTATAAAAATCTTCCAGCATTTTTTTGATTTCACCTGCATGTATTTGAGAAATACCCCAACGATTTGGAACCTCAATTGAATGCATTTGTTTATTTATTATTGTTGCTGGAAATACAGAACCAAATAATGATATAAAATTTTTAAAAAAATTAATACAATTATACATTGCATCATCAACTATTTTAATATCAGCATTTCTTTGATTTTTATCAAATCTCCAATTATTTATATTTTGAATAAATTTTGTTAGTTTTCTCAATTCTCCACCATCAACTTTTGCCTTTAATTTTATAAACTCAATTAATTCTTTTCGCATTATTCCATTTGAAGTATCCAAATAATTCTTAATTTGTCTCATATCAGCTGTATCTTGGTCTATTGAAATATCATATGTATCTATCAATCTTTCCAATTTTTGAGTCAAGGTTTTCGGTACAACTTGCTCATCATTTATATCAAAATCATTTAAAAGATTTCGTAAACCTTCAATACATGATGGCTTATTATGCGAAAATGCGATTTTTATTATATTATTTCTACTAACAATTTGAAATAAACGTAAAAAACTATCTTTTGTATAATTTCTACCATCTCTCTTCAATTTACTAATCTTTTCTTGAATAGAATCATTTTTATTCAAATAATCTGGTTTATCTATGCAAACTGCTGCTAAGTCTTCTGTTAATGGTAATGATGACTGAAACTTACACAAAGTTATAAATGCATAATATATTGTTTCATCGCTAAAATCATTAGAAATTTCTGGGAATTTTCTTTTCGTATTTAAATCTGATAACATTATTGCACTTTGGGTTAAAATTCTAATGTCTTTTAATAAAGCTGTTAAACCATTTACTATTTCATTGTATTGCTGTATATTTGCATTAATATTTATAAAATATTGCAATGTTGTTAATGTCTGATTTTCTTTTTCATTACAACATGCATTGTCAATAAAAGGTTGTGATCCAGATTTCAATAAAAGATCCTTTTTCTCAACTATTTTTTGTATAGCCTCTTGAATAGCCAAAGAATACCCTATTATTTTTGAATCAATAACTAACAATTTTTCTAATTGTTTATAATTACCTGTTCTTAATTCATATTCTAATTCTTCTCTAAATCCATCACTAATGGTATCCAATCTTTTTACATAAAATTGCTTTAAAGGAGGCAAAAAATTTACCCATTTATTCAAACTATGTTCTTCTGGAATATCTTCCTCTACATTTGTTAATAAATATTCAACCTTTTCTTTTATTTTTTGCTCTACTTCACCATATGGTAATAAATATCTAATAATAAATAATTTTATTGTTCCCGATATTTTTTCTTCGTTTTTCGCTAAAGCATTCCAAGGCATTGTTGACGGATCTCTATTTTTTAAAGCAACACATGCTAAATAATTTAATCCTGTATCATCTCCTTCTCCTTCAATTGGAAAACCTGTAAATGAACGCACACAACCAGGAAAAGTTTTTCTTGTTCTTATTGAAGGTATACTAGTTTGTATTGCAATTAAATACATACCTAATGTTAAATACATCAGAGTTGAACTATAAACCAAAGTATATTCTGGTAATTTTTTTCCTTTTTTTGCTGCCTCTTTTTCACGCTCCTTATAAGCTGCCTCTTTTTCAATTACTTTTGTATCACTCATTAATTCAGTAACTATTTTAACTATTAAATCACGCGATGATTCTATATCTATTCCCATATTTGATGATAATGTTGATACAATATTGGATACTATTTGACCTTCTGGACTCAACCTTTTTTCTTTTTTTGCTTTCTGTTTTTCTAATATTACATCTCCCGCATCCTTTTCTAAAATATCTCTACTTTTATCAACAAAACCTTCTTTATATCCTTCTGATACATCAAAATCAATATATTTTATTATTTCACCACTATGCTCATCCACTATAGCGTCACCATTATCACCTATTTTACCTATTTTATTAATCAAATCATTCATAATATCTTCATATTTACTATTATTAGTAATAAATGCATCTGCTAATATATATCTAAATGCTGGTAATAATTTTGTATCTGTTTCTTTACAATATAACCACCATTTGTCTTCCATTTCTCCACTATGAATATTTGGACTATCTGGATTTCCTTCTCTACAATACAATTCAACAAATAATAGTATATCTGTCTGCTTTTTGACAAAATCATTTTGACCCATTATTAAATTTATTAAATTTTTATAAGGTGATACTATTTGATTTTTTATTTGATCTTCTACTGATAAACCTAGATCATATTTTTGGTTATTGTATTTATAATATTGTTTCTTTTTGAGTTCTTGAAGCTTATCAAAAATATTACCATAATATTTCAAATGTTTATTAATTTGTTGATTTAATTCATCTTTTGAAATATCATAATGTTTATCAAATTGATCAATAATTTGCTTTAATGTATTGTTAACAATTGTATCCTTTGTTATATCAGTTGATTCACATTTTTCTTCATCTTTTGCAACTGCATTGAACATACAATCATAATTAATATTACATAAAATATCATTATCTTTTATAAACAATGTCGGATCAACATCATTTGATAAAACCCATTCATCATTTTGTCTTATATAGTATTCCAAATTTACTGGTTCATCATTTTCTTCATTAGCTAATAAAGCATAATAACCATCTTTAACTCTTTTTGCCTGATTTACTAATGTTTCAGCCATATATTCGGCAGTTTGCTCATCTTTTTTATTTTTCTTTTTAAATTCTTCTGTTAAAAATAGGATTAATTCTTCCGATGTTAGTTGATCTCTTTCTTTTTTATATTTTTCTTCAAGTAGTTCATAATTTGTTGTATCATAATCCTTATCAAAATAAATCGTTTTGCCATTATCTTCAATTAATCTTTCCTTTGTATAATATTTTTTTGCTATAACATATGTTGTACATTTATCATTTTCACTATCACGCTGCATTATAGATTTCAAACCTTCTTTGTCTGTTTCAAATATTTTGTCTAATTCTTTTGGATACATTAAATTTATGTTTGTTAAAGCAACTGCTGTATTATATAAATTACCATAGTCATCTGTTATTATTCTTTTCAAAAATTCGGATCCAGAACATTTCATTTGATTTGAATCATCAAACCCATAATTTGCAAATATTTCTTGTGATAAAGCACCAAAATTTGTTTCCATGTTTCTTTCCCTTGTATTCAATAATTCAAAAAGAGGATTACTAAAGGTATATTCTTTGTCTTTCAAACTAACATTATGACCAAATATATTCTTATATTTAAAATGTTTTATAATTGAAAATGCCCTTGAGCCTTCTTTAAATTTTATATTATATTCTTTAATTTTTTCATTTATAAAATCATTTATCTCATTGTATTGCATATATGTCAAATCTACTGGATAAATTAAAAATGGTTCTAAATAATTTACTACGTCTACCAAAGATAGACGGCCCTTTATATATTTCTTAACTAACAAAAATAGAACGCGAATTTTTGGTATAATAGTTCTTAAAAATATTTTATATATATCCAAATTACTCAAATTGGTTGGTTTTTCATATTCCGAAAGGTCTAACATATATTGTTTTATATTGTCAACAAAGTTACTATCATCATATTCTAATTCATTATCTAGACCATCAATAACAACTTTTGAATATTTAGTTCCTTGTTTTAAAAGTTGCCAATAATTTAAAAAATGCATATTTAAATTTGCTCTAACTAACAAATCAGTACCAGGTAGATTTATTTTTGAAAATTGTACAGCAGGTTCTGGTAATGTTACAATTGAATTGATAGATATTGTATCATTATTTGTTAGTTTAACGCGATGTGCCAACATTTTACTACCTTTTAAATTAGTTGCCTCCAATTTATCTAAACCTAGATTGTATCTTTGAATAACAAATTTTCTTGTTTTAAGTTCAGCTTTATCAACAATAGTTGAATATAAATCGCCCAAATTATCTATTATTGCATTTATATTAGATTCAACATTACCTTCAATTATTATACCATTTGTATTAGTATTAAAAACATTTTCTGATGATTCGGGATCAACTGAAAAGAATGGTGTTAAATATGATTCTAATGAATTATAAAGTCCTGTGTATTTATTTTGTCCATCAGTACTAACATTGGATTTATAATTTTTAAATAATGTTTCCATTTGTAATAAATTTTCATCCAAATAGATAGTCTCATAATCTTCTGAACGTTTGAATTCATCTTTTTCAGAATCAGAATAAACCTTTTTAATGTTAGTTGCAACTAACATAATCCAATATAAGTTATTTTTAAACTCAGATAGCATTTCTGCAAGTGGACGATCATCAGCTGTTTTCTCAATTATATCAATAACATTTTTATTTGTATCAAATTTAGATGATATATCTCTTAACTGTATAAAACGTGTAATCATTATATGAATACTATTTAAAACATTGTTAGTTCGTTGTGCATTAGGTATTTTTGATATCATCTCTTCTAATAAATCATTTGTTTGTGTTTCAATATTATATCTATATTTTTCTTTATCAACATTCACAAATTCTTGAACTTGTATAATATCACCAAATTCAATATCCGTTACATCAAACATCATACGTTTGATTTTTTCTTTAATTACATTGGTTGGTATAGTTATAGGAGGCATAGATGCTTCATTTTCTTCTAATTCTTCTTCGCCTAAGTTTACTAATTCATCAGCTGTTATTTCTTTTTCAGCTATTTCTTCTTTAGCCTGAGGTGCTGGTCTTATTTCAAAAGTTTCAATAGGTAAATCTTCAGGAATACCTTGATAATTAAAATTGATATATAATGTATCATCATCTGTTGTTTTAATTTCAATCATATCTTCTTCCAAATTGGTAATTTGACCTGTTATAACAGCTGGAATATCTCCACCAAAATAAATATTAATCCAGGTTCCTGGTAATAATTCATTTTGTCTTGCATATCCTAATTTTTCATTACTGCTTATTACTTTAATAGATGTAATAGATCCATCTCCTATAACTCCTTCTGGACTAATTTGTAATGTAGTTTTTTCAAAATTTTCACTATTAATGAGTCTTATTTTATTAGGATCAATATAATCAATAAAAAATACATTGTTGTTAAGTATTTCATTTGTTGGATTGGTAATAATAATAATATCACCAAGTTTCAATATAATGTCTTTTGTTTTTTCTTTTATTTCTTCTTCAGGAACAACCAATTCTTCTTGTTCTTCTTCCAATACATCCTCTTTTTCTTCTTTATTAGTTTCTTGTTGAGGTTGTTCTAATATGTTTTCTATAGGGATACTCTTAGCCTCTTCACTAACATCTTTGATTATTTCTTTTTCTTCAGTTATATTTTGTGACATTACCTTATATTTAATGTAGAAATTTTTTATAAATAGTTATTTTATTAATAGTATATTTGTTTATTTATTTGTTATTTATATTGATTAATATATTGATTATATCCCTTAATAAATAAAATCGGTTTAAAGACAAATTATATAATATAATATACAAATGTTAAATGAAATTATTCCCGATTATGATCTATCTAATATTCCCAATTTTTTAGAATTTATGAAAACTGGAAAAATTGATGAAAAATCCGAAAAATATTACAATGTACATGAGTATGTTACAAGAGCAAAAGAAAGTTATAAAATTATTAAATATAATAAAGAAATGCTAGCATCTGATTTAATTAGCACATATGGTCTTTTGCGTTCAGTCATTATTTCTGGAACAAAAATAGTATGTTTTGCTCCACCTAAATCAATATCAGCAGATGATTTTATGTGTAAATATCCATTCAAAACAGATAAAATAATTGCCGAAGAATTTGTTGAAGGAACAATGATTAACGTATTTTATGATCCAAAATATGGGGCAAATGGTTGTTGGCAAATTGCTACACGTAATACTGTAGGAGCGGAAGTATCTTTTTATAATTGGTCAAAAAAAACATTTAATGATATGTTTTTAGAAGCTTGTATAAATTGTGGTTTATATATACATACTTTAAATCCAGATTTTTGTTATAGTTTTGTTTTACAACATCCGGATAATA